GTATTTCAGTACCTCCTTAATGCGTTGGCAAAAATCGCCTAAATTAAGCGATAACGTCGTATCGTATTTGTCGGCAATAGCTGTGCCGGAGTTAACCGAAGCCATTTCGACAAACAAAAATCTTTCGAGCTGATATTGCGCCCAGTGCTTAAAATTCAACGTTAAAGTTGAATATTTGTAGGTATTCTCTTTAGATGCTTGTGGCTCGCGATATGGCTGAATGTATTTGTTGCCGCGAAAAACAATCGCCCAATCATAAGTTAAATCGGGTTTGATAGTTCCGTCAATATTGATAGTGGCTTCGATATAGCTGTCAGCCATATCGGCCAAATTTACCGTCGCTGATGAAAGCGTAGCGTACTTAGGAAAGTTTAGCTCTTGAATATCGGGTATCATATAGAGAAGTCGCAAAGTTTAGGGTTAGACACTCTGATAGACCATTCCACTTGCACCGCGTCGTAAACGTTGCCTTTGCTATCGCGGTAGAAGTCTTTAGCTTCATCTAAGGGGTTAGGAGTACCGACGATTTTAACTTTCTTATAGTCGTTGAAGAAAGTAACGGTTTTAAACGTTTTGATGTCGCCGGACTTGGTATAAAGCAACTGATTGAATGCTCGAATTTTTTTATTAGCATCTTCGAGTTCAGAGTTGGGAGTTAAGACCACGAATTTAACTTTGTAGTCGAAAGCGTCATCAACGGTGCGCGGGTCGATATTCTCGCCCTCTTGCTCGGCGTAAGTTGTAGACTCAAAGCCTTTAGTCGGTGGTGCAAACCTATCATCGGCTTCCACGTAAACAAAGCTGTATGCTTCGAAAGTATCTACAATGTCGCCGTCACCTATTTGTAAGCGTACGTTAATCATTTTGTTTAGGTTCAAAAGGTGTGTATTCCATGCCATAGAGGAGCGGATTCGACGGCTTGCGCTGTTTGCAGCTTGCGCGTTGGCACTCCCACAATTGAGCGTGAGCGCATTTCAGTTCGAGCTGCGATATCTTGTTTTGTAGCTGAGAGCATTCATCTTGAATAGCGCGTAGCCTTTCCGTCTGCTCGTCATATCGTTTAAGCTGCTCTGAATATCGGCTGTCAGCCGCCTTAATTTGCTCGTCTTTAAGGTTTATTTGGTTGTCTTTAACTTCCAACTGCTTATCAAGTGCTTCGACTCTGCGGATAAATACCCCTAATTCCGCGTCGTCGGCTTCGGCTTCCGCCACACGGCCATTTGTGCGTCGGTTCAGAAGATACTTGATGAACTCAAAGCCACCGAAAGCACCAACCGCAACTCCAACCGTTGAAAGAATCTCTGTCAAATTCATATCAAGTCGAAATTATAGGTTGTGAACTTTGCGCCATCCACATCCTCGGTAGTGATAGTGCTATCGCCGAAAATGTAGAGAGGAACGTTAATAGGTCTTACGTTGGATTGGTTGCAAGTAACATTGATATGGCAATCGTTAGCGAAATACAACATCGGGATAATAGCTTGTTGCAAATTCATCTCGACGTTGATTGTGCCTGAACAATGATGAAAAACATACGTTTGTTGGTCGTTGAACGTTTCGCCATGAAATTGCTTATCAACAAATACTCCGTCATCTTCGCAGTCAGAGAAATCTCTGCGGATAGTCGCGATATTGGGGTAGCTGTTTTCTAAAGCCCAATCGATAGTCTTTTTGTACAGATAGATTTGTTGGTGCCTATCGGTGCAGTGGCGTAGTGCGTTGAAGTTTTCGAGGCACATCCCTTTTGTCTTTGCTTCGTGTAATAAGTTGTCGGTGGTTTCCATAGTATTATAGGTTTTAGCAAAAATAGTAAAAATCAACGCATTGTGAAAGAAATCTAAACTAAAACTTTAGTCATTTGAACTTGCGTATCAGCCAAATAACAAAGCCAACGAATAGAATAGCAAAAGCGCCTATTGCCCATCCCCCGATAGTTTGTTTTGCCTTTTGCCACTTGGTCAACGTCGCGGGGACCTCGGTAGTAATGCGAATAGTATCAGAGTGTTGCATATACACCGTGTCTACGCGGTCTTTAGTGCGATAAATCAAGCGAAATTTCTCTATCTTGATAGTGTCGCCCAAATGCTCAATAAAAATGCTGTCACGCGCAATTAGCGTGTCTTTCTGGAACTTGGTAATATAAATGCTATCCGTCGACGTTGTTGGTATGTATTCAACCTTTGTGGTCGTGCAACCGACAAAGAATGAAGCAACCAACACCGCCAACAGAAATAGCACTAAATATTTACCTTTATAGGTATTGTCCATAAACGTAAACATTTGCCTCCGCGTTGCGTCGTTTTGTTAACCCCTCCAAAACAACGCCTTTGGATTTATTCCAACGTTTAAACTCTGATGCAATAGTAGCGTCGGTAGTGTTTGCTTTAATCTTGCGCCATAGCGTAGATGATTGCAAATTACCAATGCCCAAATTGTAGGTGAACGACAAAAGCGCGTCGTATTGCTGTTGTGATAGCTTTACGCTCCACGCCGCGATAAGGCGGTTGAGTTGTTGTTCGACAACTGCAACGTCTTTGTCTAAAAGGCTCTCTGCTGTGGCCTTTGTGATTTTCATGCCCTTTTTAACGTCGCTCCCGGTGTGGCCGTAGCCAACGGTCAACACCCCTGCGGGGCAAAGGTAGGAAGTGAGCCTAAGCCCCTCCCAACCTTTAATCATGTTTTTAATCTTAGTTGATGCGTTCATAGTATAGATTTATTCTGTTGATTCTTTAGCCTCGGCCTTGCATTGCTCCGCGTAGGCGAAATACTCCTCAAACTCCAGTCGGTGGGCCTCATCCACATCCTTTTGTCTGATTATAGCAATCTCGTCGTCGATGCTATAACGGCTGCGGATAGCGGCCACGATACGCTCTCGGCGTAGCTCCTCAGCCTCAGTAGTGTCCTGCGGGATAGCCGTAGCCTCCACCTCCTCATAGTCTTGCTCCGAGTCATTGAGTGTGCGCGTCATCGCCTTAGCGTAGATGTCGGAGCCAATGCGATGCACCACATACCCCTCAGAGTCCGTCTTTACTGAATTTTTCGTTATTACTATCATAATCAGTCAGTTTTTTATGCCGTAGCAAAAGTTATATTCTTACTCGTCGCCGTCGTCAATAGCGCTTGCCATTGAGACAGCTCATCCTCAGTCAGCGCAGCCGCTGCCGAATTGGTCGTGTCGCCAGTCAGCTTAGCATACACATCCGCGTGAACCGTGATAGTATTACCGCCCGAAGCTCCCGATATAAGGTGCTTAATCGTGTAGTAATTTAGCTTCGGCGACCCCGTTACACTGAACGAAAACGCACCTATGACAAACGTGAATTGCTCCAACGCCGTACATCCGTCAAACGGACTCAGCGTAGTGCCATTGCTGCCATAGATGCAACTGAAAGTTACCATCACCTTACGCAGGCTGCTGCAACTACGGAACATCTGCTCAGTTTCGTTGGCAGCATCCGATAACGTAACCGTCATATAAGGCTCATTGTTATTGCCATTCATGCCACGCCCAATCAGCTCCAACGACGAGCAACCTTTGAACATCGCTCTTCGATTTCTGCTGTAGCCCGGCATATATACCTTTACATTATCTTGCGAATCGCTGCCCGAATTAGGCGGAACGATAATAACCCTTACCTTAGTGCGATTGGCTACCGGAGCCAAGAAATTGCGGTTGCTCCAAAGAAATGTCTCCACCGCCTCCTCATACGTCAGTGCCGTATCAAGCGCGTAGAACGTACCATCCCTATATCCGGTCACTGCCAAATTAGCATACCATACTTGCTCCGGCATACGATTAATATAGCTTGCGGTGCGCCCAAAAGTCAACCACATATCGACAAACAGCGCCCTTTTGGCAGCCTCAGTCACCGCGATAGTTGCCCCGTCAATACTGATACCATCCCCCGCCGTCAACGCATCTTGCTTGAGGGCCAACGCCGTAGCGATACCATCGCCTTGCGTCTTGGCGTAGTCGCCTTGGGCGGTGGCGTAGTCGGCTGCTTGTGTAGCTGCTTGTGCTGCTGTGTTGGCGGTGGTTGCTGCGTCGGTCGCAGGTTGTTGAAGTTGTGCGATGTCGTCGGCTGTAAGGTCGGCGAATGTGAGCTTGTCGCCTTTTTCACCTTGCTGTCCTTGTGGGCCACGCTCGCCTTGGTCGCCCTTATCGCCCTTATCCCCTTTGTAGTAGGGGAGGCCAACAGCAACCTCGGCACTCGGTGCGGTGTCGGTGCGTTGTGTAGTCAGCTCCACGGCCAACGTGTAAGGCTCTTGCAAGTGTTGTTTGCCGTCGGGAGTGTAATGCTCGTTGGGGATGTCGGTGACAACTTGCGCCCGAAGCTCGCCCGTCGCGAGTCCGTGATTTTTGAAAATCGCGTGTAATTTGCCATCGTCAATGTGGCAATTTACCCACTCACCGCCAACGCGCCCCACTTTATAGGGCGACGCTGAGCGGGCGGTTGTAAAGTTTATGGTGAAGTCGTGCGTCGGGATGTCAACGGCCTTGCCGTCAGCGTCGACGAAACTCAACCATAGGTCGAAGTCGTCGCGGTAGTGTATCTTGCGCGACTGCTCGACAATAATGTTAGGAATGCTGCTCATACTATATCTTGCTGATGTTAATAACCTTGTTAGATGTATTTTGCGAATTTCGCGTTGTTGTGACGCTGCGAAGTATCACCGCAACCTCATTGCAAAGCTCGCTGACACGCTCGGCTGCTGCTGCCGTTTGAGCTGTGTTTGTCGCTATCTGTGGCAAGTTGCTAAGGTGCTGATTCTGCAATTGCAGCAAGTCAACATACGTGTTATCCGTCGGGCCTAATGCCATGTTGCTATCGCCCAAGGCAATAGCCTTAACATATGTTAACATTTGTGCAATGTAGTAATTTTGAGTGTTGATACCTGCTGCCAAGCCGTTGATACTTTCCTCGGATGCGCTCGCTATATCACGCGATACACCGCTAAGCTCGGAACTTGTATCTCTGAGGTTGATACCTGCGGCCTCTAAGAAGTTCATCATCACTTGCGCACCGTTGGAAGCATTCTCTGCGCCCTCTTGCGCCACTTTTACGACGTTCTCCCAGAAAGATTGATTGTAGAAGTCGCTCTCGTTCATGCTATCAATCATGTCAAAAGCGGGTTGCAACGCTTTCTTCATTACTTGGCCTAAAACAGAGTTAACGACCATGTTCTCAATCATATCCTCAAATTCGTCGGTCATCGCACTTGTGACAGATGAAAATTCTTTGTAAGCGTCGAGCCATGCTTGCGCAAAATCGCTCGCTGCCGAGGCCAAATCGGAGCCAAGCATTTTCTCCGAAACGGCGCTCGCCAATTCGTCAATATCGTCTAAAGCGTCGCGGGCGCTATCAAGATAATCTTGCACTTTATCATTGTCAGTTTTCTTGCCTTTTGTCATTTCTGACTCAGCTTGCTTAACGTATGCTTGGTACTGCAAATAGAGATTTCTGCGTTGTGCGTTGATAGTGTTGATATAGTCAGAGCCGAAAGACTCATCAGCCTTGTCGCCCAATTTTTCATAAGCGTATTGCAAATCTTCAAGTAGGTATTTCTGCTTTTCGATTTCCTTGTTAGCCTTACGCACTGCTGCCGCTCCGGACATACCAGCAAGCAAGTTGGCGACGGTCAACACTGCTGCTGCAATTGCAACCCACGGGTTGCTATCGCAGACAACGTTAAACGCTTCCATCAATGTTTGCGCAACCGTCATCAGCGAACAGAAAGTATCTAAGGCGTTAAGCAATTGTGTAAAGGTATCACCAAGTTCTGTACCCTCCTCGGTTAAATCGCCCAAAAGCGGAGCAATCGCAGCGATTGTGCTTTTAACTGATTCAACCTTTTCTTTAAGGCCTTTAGCGCCCTTTACGAGCTTGTTTTGCGACTTGTTAGAAGCATCTCTCGCTTCGTTTTCTTTCTCTTGCGCTGCGTTTATTTTGTCGGTGTATTTCTTGCGCTTTTCCTCTGTTTTGGCGACGTTGGCTGTTGCTCGCTGTTGCCAAGTCAGAGCGGAAGTCAAGTTTTGTTGAGCAATATTCTGTTGCGAAAGTACGTATTGCATTTGCTCGGAGTCCTCCAACCCATTAGCTCGCAATTCGGCAATCTGAGCTTCAATTGCCAAAAGTTGCTGTTGCTGTTCCAAAACAGAAGCATCGGCTGCGGCCTTGTCGGTTTGTGCAACGTCGGCCTCTATGTCAAGTCCGGGTTTAGCTGCTGCATATTCGCTCTTTGCGGCTTGCGTGTTTTGTCGCGCTGCTTTGAGCGCTTTAACCGCTTTAAACATACCCAAAAAGCCATCTTTGAAGTTCCCAAACACTGAGCGGTCGGTCAATTCGTCGTCAATCTTCTGCAACGCCTCAACCATCGCTTTCATGTTTTCGGGCTTCATATCCTTGTCAAGTGCAATAACGTTTTTAATCGCTTCTCGCATCGACACAAGTGAACGTGTGGCCGCGTTATCCAAATCTTCGAACATCTTGATGTATGCTTGCGAAGATTGAAACTCCTTAACATCTAAGTCGGCAAGCTGCTGATTTTGATTCTTCTCGCTTGCTGCGATAAGCATATCTTTGTCAGCTTGCGGTAGGTCGGACTGAATGATTTTAATACGCGCTTCCGACTCTTTCTTGATGATGTCGATACGCTGTTCTGATAATTCTTTAGCTTTGGCGTATTCTTTCTCCCAATTCTCAATTTGAGTGGCGGATGCTTTTTGGCCGTCTTGAATAATTTTCTTGGCGGTATCTGCATTGCTCTCAATCAAGTTGTTTTTGTACTTCTCGTATATTTCAGCAAGTTTTTCGTAGTGGATAATCTCGTTCTTCTCGTCAATAGCCGAAGATAGGTCGATTTTAACGTTTTTATCGCCACTTTGGAAAGTCTTTTTAATTTGCTCAACTTGTTGTGCAAACAGCTCTGAGCCTGTGCCACCGAAAATTGAGAGTGAGATTCTTGCGGCAATATCCATGTCGCCTGTTTGCGAAAGGATTTTGTCGTAAAATTCTTTAGCGATTTTGGTTTGGGAAATCTTATCGGCAAGCTCTTTGAGCTGTTTTTCGACTGCCGCTTGCAACTTGTCGATATTGTCTGTGCCAATAGTCATTTCAAGCTCGACAGCACCTTTTTCGTAGCCTTTCATTTTGAGCTTGTTTATAACATCCAGTATCTGTTGGCGATACTTTTGCAAGTCGTCAAAATTGGTTGGCATATCGAATTTCAAGCCGTATTTTTTGCCTATTTTGTTGAGCTGTTTGAGTTGCGACGCATAGAGCTTGTTAACGTCTTTGAGAGCTTGTGTGTCGCCCTCTTTCTTCTTTAGCTCATCGTATTTTTTGTTTATCTCGGTGAGCGATTTTTCGATTTCGTTGAGCTGCGAAAGTCTGTCGTCGGATTTTGAACCGCCTTTTTTCTTGTCTGTATCTTTTTCCTCAACATAGTATTGCACTTTTTCGATATAGTCGCCAAGCGCATTGTAGCTCTTTGTCAGCTCGTCAACGTCAACGCCCATACCTTGCAATGCCACCTTGCCGACAACACCAAACAATTTAAGGTATTGAGAGTATTTGTACAACTCGGCCTTGATAGATTCACGTGCTTCTTTAAGCGATTTTAGGTGGTCCTCAATAGAGCTTTTGCCATCCCAAAAATACTGCTTCATCTTGTCAACACCCGGCCCCATACCATTTGC